GTGAACCAGCGGATAATCAATCGTCCAATGAACGAGGTATCCACTTCGGACAGGGCAGCGTTCAGGAGTTCCGCAAGGTGCTTGCCTATATTGTAGAAGTCTACCGTTTTCAGGAAATAGTAGGCTGTCTGGATAGCACCGTTGATACCGAACCCCAGCTTGTGGCCGATACCCTCATAGTCGATACTGTCAATGAGTTCATTGACTTTCTCGCCCAGGAGCGTACCGAGGGTTTTCCAGTCAGCGTTGTCAAAAGCCTGTTTCAGCTTATCAACAAAATCGCTCAACTGGTTATCAATGGGAAGTTCTTCAAACATGGAACCGTAGTCGGCTCCACCGCCGCCACCGCCGCCGCTTGCGTCATCACGCTCCATGATGATATTGAGTTCGTCAATACCCGTGGTAGCGTCCTTGATTTTCTTCGCAGCGTCCGCAGCGGAACCACCTGCACCTTCCAGTGCCGCACCGTAGGAGGTAGCGTTTTTCTTCGCCGCCGTAAAGGTGGAAGCACCAGACAACCGTGCGAACAGCATATTGATGTAGTTCAGCAGGGTCACGATTTTGTCAATCACAAAGTCGATTGCCGGGGCAAGTGCGTTGATGATAGGCGCAGCCATAGCACCCAGACTGTTTTTCAGATAGTTCGCACTGGTAGCAAGAGTATCCATACTGTGTGCGAAAGTACCGCCCATGAGGTTACTATACTGATAGAGGTTGTTGATACCCTCTTTCAATGCCTTTGTCAACTGACTAAGGAAGAAACGAATAAGACGGTACATAGCAATCCTTTTCAGACTGCTAAACATTTGCCCCAGACCAGAAGTAGTCTGCTTAATTCGTGCGGCCAGTCCTGCGCCCAGGCTCTTACGGAAACTAATCATGCTGGTCTTAGCCTTGCTTGCAAGTTCCTTGACCTTCGTGATGGAGTTCCCCAGTTTGTGCAGTGCGCCCGTTCCCAGCGAAAACGCCTTACCGAACACACCGCCGATACCGCTAAGAACACGTTTGAGAACGCTTGTCTTTGCGGTTACCTGGTCTACTGCGCTACTGGCCTGCTGAACACCCGCAGCCACACTCTCCACACCACTTGTCGTAGGCGTTACTCCACTGCCCACAACCTCTGTACCCGTGATTGGCGCAGTACCGCCAGCAGCGGTAGGCGTAGTAATCTTCGGCATTTTGATATTGCTGACAGCACCCAGGTCATGCAGGGCTTTTGTCATGTCCTCAATCTTTTCAACGTCAGACCAGTCAATGCGCTTCGCAACATCTACGATACTACCAAGGCTTTTCGCCAGACTGCCAGAGATTTTCACGTTGCCCAGGTTGCTCACAGACTCCAAGGCTTTTCCCAGACCTTCCAGTTTTTCAGTATGAAAGCCCTTCAAGGCGTTATTCAGTGTTTCCAACTGTTTTACGGTAGACCCCAGACCAAGACCGCCTTTCGTAGCCTTTTTCAGACTGCCAAGGCTCTTAGCCAATGCGTCTATACCTTTCGCACTGTCATCAACAGTAGTTTCAATTTGAAATTCAAGACCATTCATAGGTTCAGCCATCGTTCACTTCCCCTCCTTTCTCCTGTTTTTCTTTGAAACGGGTATTGATAGCGGCCATCATAGCCCTCATAGCTTCCTTACCGTTTTCAAGCTGCTTCTTCTTCCGCTGCTCCTCACGCTTCTTATTACCCGACACGGTAATAGGAATAGGTTCAGCACGGAACGGGAACGGCTTGTTTTTCTTGCTCAAAGGGTTAAACACAGGGGAAGCGTCCAGCAGGGCTTCATAGATATAAGCCGCTTGCAGCCACAGTTCAGAGTTGCGACGTTCCCGTTTCAGTTCTTCCGCTTCCCTGAAATACTTCACCATCGTAGCGTCCCCATCCCAGTATTCGTGATAGGTCATACCAATGCTCATGTAGTAGCTGCATAATTCTTCAAACTTCTCTCCGTAACGAAAAAGAGGGGACGGACGGCTTGTGCCGCCGCCCCCAGAATTTCCAGACGGCGAGTCCGTTACCAACTCGCCATCCAATCCACGTTTTTTGCGGTATCCTCCGGCTCGTCCATGAGGGACATGATAGGTTCGTTGTACATCTCTGCCAACTTCTCAATCAGTTTGTCCTTGTTAGGCATATTGGCGTAGATAGCGTCAATAACGTCCTGCTTCACGAAACGGTGATGTGCCTTGAAAGCACCCGCAAAAAGGGCAGGCAGAAGGGTCATAGGACGGTCATCAATATCTTTTGCGACAAACCCTTCGTCCTCCATCTGCTTGATAGTACGCCTGGTATATTCCAGCGTATAGTCCTTACCTTCGTAAGAAAAGATAATCTGCTTTGCCATTACTGGTTCCTCCAATTCTTAAAATTGTGATGTTACTCCTCTACGATGACCCCGGTAGGCGCAATGGTAATCGCCATACCACGAACCTCATTCACGCCGCCGCCAGTGACACGGACGTTAAGCTGGCCGGGGAAGTTGAACTTACCCTCAGTACCAGTAGGAGTGACAGTGCCATCGTCATTCTCCGTACCGCCAAACCACACGCCGTACTGCTCAACACTGTTACGCAGTGCTTTCAGTGCGGTAAACCCGGCCTTATCGTAGTTGGCATTGAAGGTCATAGCTTCGTTGCCCTGGATACCGAGAATAAAGGTCTGCATACGGTCAGACAGAGTGGTAGTTTCCAGCATTTCAGGGTCAGTGCCAAGGTCAGGAAACTCCGTAATGTCAATCAGCTTTTCCCACTGTTCCTCTGCGGCCTTGTGCATGAGGAAAGTCATATAAGTACTCGTTGCCATTTTCAGTTACCTCCTGTAAAAGTATTTTCCATCGGTCATAACCCTGTATCGGGCTACCAACCGATATATAGTTGCGTCCTCCATGTTCGGAACGGGAGTCAGCGCAATCCTCTTGAAGTTCATACCGAACAATACAGTGTCGATGACCTTCATAATGGCCTTGCACTCTGACTTTTTAGTTTCCGTCTTATTAGAGTAGACGTTCACTTCAAACATGACCTGTGCCATTTCAGCACTCCCGGTCATTCTTTCCGATACTACGGAATTATCACTTTGCGTGATACTCACATGAGGGAAGCCAGACGGGGCTTTCACATATTCCCCGGACAGATTGATACCGGGGAACGTATCACGCAGGACGGTTGCAATCCGTGTATAGACTTCGTTTTCGCAATCTGTCATACGTAAACCCTCCTTGCTATCTCCTCAAACTTGTCCTTCAACTCCTCTACCGTCAGGTACATACACATATTGGCAGGGTTACCGTAGGTATGAACTTCCCCAGCGTGTTTTCCTTCGGTGATAACCTCACCCATGTTTCCGGGGTCACCTGTGTAACGCCAACCTTTTTCCAGACGGCCAAGGTGATAACCGTAACCTCCACGTACCATACCCATCTTACCCGCTTCGGGATGATTGTCAGGATATGTGATACCTGTACCGAACTCTATGAACAATGTTGCGTTGCCAACCGCTACCACGGCTACCTTGTAGTCACCCCGTTCCTCTACGGAACAGGCAACATCGTTAGTACCCGCATATTTCGCTTCGGCAAACTTCGCACTGGCAATCTGTAAACCTTCATCCGCAAGGGCTTTCAGGAACTCTTTGGTCTTGTCCTGTATCCACTTCTTGTAGTCATTCAGTTCACGGATTGCATTGTCAATGCTCTGCTCATTGAGTGATACTTTGATAACACGCTTCTTCACGATACCTTCACCTTGCTTACTGCGTAAGAGATAGAGTTCAGGGACTTTGCCACACGGCGCACCGTGTAGTCATAAATCGGCTTGCCCTGGTCATCGAACTCTGGCTCCTTGTCAATGAAAAGAACAGTGTTCTCGTCAATGGGGCAACTCATGTCATCCGTGATAAGAACCTTATCGTAGGACTCCAAGTTGCCAAACATCTGTGCCTGCGTGTACCCCGTTGCCGGGGACACGCTGCACAGTAGTTCCACAGGGTCATCGTATCCAACCCCGGTTTCACCCGTTTCATACCCTTCGTCATCTGTGATGATGACTTTCTCTCTGAACAGGCAGTAGTGGATAGGAGTGAGGTTTCGCTTCATCAGCTTCATGCCATCACCCCCGCCATAGGGGTAATACGCCGCAACAGCGTAGGAGGAATGTCACCATCCTCATAGGAACGGGACACGCCGTTTTCGCTGTGTGCCGTTTCACCTTCCGCACCACGCTTGTTCACAAGGTAGGCAGCGATTTCCACCTGGGTAGTATGGTAGGGGGTAGGTACTTCCTCCTCCCCCGTACCATACGGATACGCTTTCGCAATCACAATGCCCTTTGCCAGAGTAAGATAGGTGGACAGCACATCAGTATCCGTTTCACCCGTCATGCTTTGCAGCATTGTCAGTTTTTCAGCGTCAGTCATGTTGTCCACCCTCCTTCCTCAATTACTCACTCGTAGCCCCACCGGGGAAGTCCGCAGCGTTAGCCACGTAAACGGAACGGCTGTAAGCAGGCTTCTCAAAGTTGGTAGAAATACCAGTGAACTTGCCGTGATACCATTCGGGGCCGTGGTCAAGACCAATCTGGCCGAAAAGCTGATACTTCTCACCAGCACCAGTCTTAGCGAGAGGTTCCAGGAAGAAGTTGCCCTTACCGGGAACAGGCTGATAGACAGGAGCCAGAACATCAAGGTTCAGGAGAAGCGCAGTGCCAGCAGGCAGACACTCACCGAGGTAGAGATAAACCACGCCGAGAGGAGTGACCACGCTGGAAAGTGCGATACCGTTGATTTCACGGGACGCAGGAACCACGGTCAGACCATTCTGAACAGCGTCAGCGTTAATCTGGAACATGGTGATAGCGTCACACCACAGGCAAAGACCTTCGGTAGGAGCGTTCTGACCGTAAATCTTCTTTACCATGTCAGCAATATCCCACAGACCGAGGGGCTTGTTTGCCATAGCGGTTACATTGGTAGTGATAGCGGGAACCAGACCACGGGTCTTGTTGATTTCAGCGTCAGAAGTGGCCTTATTGAACACACCGTTGATGAAGGTGTACTCAATGTCACGGTTGACCTTCTGAATTTTAGCCGCAACCTGGAAGTCCAGTTCGTTTACGGGGTTGGCCTGCTGATTGGCGATATTCACGCCAGACAGAGTACCCATGTTGCTCTGCTTTGCGTAAGAGATACCCACGGACTCCATGAAAATCTGGGTCACGTTGGTTTTCTGCTGGCGGGTCACCACAGAAGCGTCAGGGGCAGTCAGAGAAGCGTTTTCACTGATAGCAGGCTGGGAACCGTCACCGCCAGCAGTGTATTCCTGCCCGGTCACGAACTCCACATGATTAGTAGTTTTCGCTTTGCTACCGATGATGGAAGAAAGCGGGGTACGGGTATTACCCTTGTTGAACAGCATACCGCTGTAGTTCAAAACACCAAAACTGGTTGCAATAACGTCAGCCATTGTAAATTACCTCCTAAAGATTTTAGTTTTCCGTCTGTGCAGCCGCTTCCTGGGCTTGCAGACGGGTATAGTATGCAGCAGCGGTCATGTCACCGCTTGCCTGTGCTTCGGAAATTTTCTTTGCGTAATCCATAGTGCCGTTGCCATCGTCACCCGCCGCAGGACGAGGGGTCTTACGCATAGCGTCAGCCTGGATATTCTTCTTCTGGACTTCAAGGTATTTGGTCTGGTTCGCCAGAACCTTGTCCATATCACCGTCCACCATAGCGGTAGCGGTTTCAGTGGCAAGGGCTTCATCATAACCCATAGTCAGAAGTTTGGCCTTGCGGTCAGACAGTGCGATAGAACGCTTCAAGTCGGCATTTTCCTTCACCAACTTTTCCTGCTCCTCTTTCTGTGCAGCCGCCGCAGCTTCGTCATCCGTCTGTTTGGTTCTTAACTGCTTCTTGTAGTCAGCAGCTTCGGAATTGGCCTTAGACAGCGCAGATTTCAGACGGTTCAACTCTGCGTCATTACCCTGCCCAATGGTTTCCAGTGCAGCAGAGATTTCTTCTTCGGTCATACCTTCCTTGTAGGCTTTGCCCAGCAAATCACTCAAATAACTCATATCAAGTCCTCCTTGCGTTTTATAAGGGTTCACTCCCTATGTTTTTCCGTTTTATACTCTTTTCGTGAGTGTGCGTTTTAAGGTGTTCCCTCACCATGAAAACGGGACAAGCCCGTAAGTCATCTAACTGTCAATCGTACAATGCACCTGCACCCACAGTTGTTTTCCGCTTTGGTAAACCTTCCGGGGTACGGAGCGTGGTCACCGTCAAAGGTGAAAAATTCTTCTTCGATGGAAATTGACTGGCTTTCCAGATACTTGTGCGTTTCCCGCACCTTTGCGTCATTCACGGTAAACCATGTCTTGTCCACCCCGGCCAGTCCGTTTTCTACGTAGTCCATACCGCCGTCAAACACAGCAGCGTTGTAGACTCTGTGAAATTCAGACTCCACAAGAGTCTGTAGACCGCCAAGGTCATTTTGCAGAACATGGTCTGCCACACGGTCAGCATAGGTCTTGCCGTCAATCACCAGGAAGATAGCCGCTTCCATGAGGTCAAGGTTCACACCTGCTTCATGCCCAAGCATGGTAGACGCTCCCTCAATCCCCATCGTGTAGGCTTTAATCAGGAAAGACAGAACATCGTCTGCAATCTGATTGGCACGTGCGGCCAGGTCTTGCCCCGCCGCATTATAGTAGCTGGTGGAAGTCAGGGTATTCAGTTCATCAAGCGCAGTAAGATAACTGGAAGTTACTTCGTCCATATCGTTACCTCAAAAAGAAAAGGGACTATGAGCGCACTGCTCACAGTCCC